ACCTCGGTTTACAGGAAACGGTAAATCAGGCTTCTGGCGCATTACAGAAAAACCAGAACGGCGCAGATATTCCGGGAAAAGATACCTTCACCAAAAACATTGGTGCCTGCCGCGCATATAGCGCATGGCTGAATATTGGTGGCGATAGTCAGGTCTGGACAACTGCGCAATTTATTTCGTGGCTGGAGAGTCAGGGGGCATTTAACCATCCTTACTGGATGTGCAAAGGCTCATGGGCTTATGCAAATAATAAGGTTATTACAGATACAGGTTGCGGAAATATTTGTCTTGCAGGTGCTGTGGTGGAAGTTATTGGCACTCGCGGCGCAATGACCATACGCGTTACTACGTCGAGCACGTCCAGCGGTGGCGGAATTACTAACGCTCAATTCACTTATATTAATCATGGTGATGCTTACGCTCCTGGCTGGCGACGAGACTACAACACGAAAAACCAGCAGCCTGCATTTGCTTTAGGGCAAACAGGACGCAGGGTCGCAAATGATAAAGCTGTTGGCTGGAACTGGAATAGCGGTGTTTATGATGCAGATATCAGTGGTGCATCGACATTAATCCTCCACTTCAATATGAATGCGGGGAGTTGCCCTGCTGTACAGTTCCGCGTGAATTACAGGAACGGCGGTATTTTTTATCGTTCAGCGCGTGATGGTTATGGCTTTGAAGCTAACTGGTCAGAGTTTTACACCACAACACGCAAACCCTCTGCGGGGGATGTTGGTGCATATACGCAGGCAGAATGTAACTCAAGGTTTATTACAGGTATTCGCCTTGGCGGTCTGTCATCTGTTCAGACATGGAAAGGCCCCGGCTGGTCTGACAGGTCAGGTTATGTCGTTACGGGTTCAGTTAACGGAAACCGTGATGAATTAATTGATACAACTCAGGCAAGGCCAATTCAGTATTGCATTAATGGGACGTGGTATAACGCGGGGAGTATTTAACGATGATGCACTTAAAAAACATTACTGCTGGCAACCCTAAAACAAAAGAGCAATACCAGCTAACAAAGCAATTTAACATCAAATGGCTTTATTCAGATGATGGAAAAAACTGGTATGAGGAACAAAAGAATTTCCAGCCAGACACTTTGAAAATGGTCTATGACCATAACGGCGTTATTATTTGTATTGAAAAGGATGTTTCAGCAATTAATCCAGAGGGTGCAAGCGTCGTTGAATTACCTGATATTACAGCAAATCGCCGGGCTGATATTTCGGGGAAATGGATGTTCAAAGATGGCGTAGTGATAAAGCGAACTTATACCGAGGAAGAGCAGAGGCAACAAGCGGAAAATGAAAAGCAAAGCCTGTTGCAACTTGTCAGGGATAAAACCCAGCTATGGGACTCACAGCTACGGCTGGGCATCATTTCCGACGAGAATAAACAAAAATTAACCGAGTGGATGCTCTATGCGCAGAAAGTCGAATCTACAGACACTTCCGGCCTGCCAGTAACGTTTCCCGAACAACCAGAATGAGAGAAGGCCCGCTATCGGGCCTTAATTTTTACTCTGGTTTTTGTGGCCATTCAGGATTTGCCGTATCCACACGGCTGACCAGAACACTGTAGCGTTCCCATGCTTCCAGTCGTGTGCGTTCCTCGTCTGTTGCCATATTCAGCCTGACAGCGCGTTCCAGCGGTTGGATGACTGATTCAGCTTCGGAAAGCAATGCGGCCTTTTGTGATTCGGCCTGTTGTTGTTGCTCGTCTGCCGTATAAATCCGTTTAACCACAGCTCCGTCCCTAAACATCCACTTACTGGAATCATCAGCGCAGCGGTTGGCTGTAATATCTGGAACCTCAACGACGCTATAACCTTCAGGGTTAAGCGTGGAGGCATCTTTGGTGATGGCGACAATAATATTATTTGCATCGTAAACAATCTTTATTGTGTCTGGCTGAAAGTTTTTCACTTCCTCATACCAGTTTTTTCCGTCTTCGGACCATAACCAGATAACATCAAAATTCTTTGTTAGCTGATATTGTTCTTTTGTTTTTGGATTTCCAGACTTAATATTTTTTAAATGCTGCATAAATTACACCTGTACGACGTTATACCATGTGCCATTGATGTATTTTTGTATTGGTCTGAATACTGCCGGATCATCGCCATCAACTGCACCGATAATGCCAAGCCCCGTAATTGCATGACCTGATTTCTCATACATCACGCCTTTTTGCATAGTCTGAACAACACGTGTACCAAGTCGGACATCTCTCACATAACGTGAGTCAAAATTACCATAATTGCCGGGAATAACTTGCGCACCGCAAAGCCAGTTGCCATTGTTGTCCATGTACGCCTGACCATCGGTGCCATTGGCTGTCCTTGAGTTATTAATCATGTAGATGCCAAATTGCTTATTCCCCAGTCCACCAATCATAAATTTGCGATCAGCGTGGTCCTGACGAAGTAATGCCTGCGCACCATCGGTGGATACCGCATTGCGTCCCAAAATAACATTCTGGTCACGCATATGAATCCACATGCCGGTACTACTGTTAATTGCAAAACGGTTTGCAAATATATCCCCTGTAACATCAAGACCATGCCCCATGCTTATCCGACCAGTTCTGAGATTAAGCGTAAAGGGGCGTAGTGGCCCTATATCACCATTTTCTCCCTCATTCTCTCGTGTAGGGATGATATGCAGGCATTCTTCAGAACGACGAAAAATAGCACCAAAAGATGAATTAAATATCCTCAGTGCATTGACTGTCGATATTTTTACTTCACTGCTGAAAAGGGCTTTAACAAGGACAGACAAAGCATCCCATTTAAGAGTCATCAGGTCTTTTGTTGTGGTGCTCTGGCGGCTTCTCCATTTGAAATATTCATTGCCGTTGTCGCCTGTTTCAAACCACATGTATGAATCAGTGTCGCTGTCGGCATTATTTTTAAAACCAATCTTTGCCCAGTCAGTATTTCTAATCCAGGCAAGGATTGAGTCGTTTTCAAAAGTAAGCCCACCGGACAAGGTATCGCCATTCTTTTGCACGGCGTTCCTGGCCCTGTTTACCGTTTCCTGTAAACCGAGGTATTCGATAACGGCAGCAACGGTCGATTTCGCAAGAATATCCCGCCCGACTTTTGTCAGGGTTGCCAGGCTGGCGACATCATTCCCCGTAAAATACGGAAACCTGTCTGCCGCAGTAGCAAGCCCGGCCAGCGCCGTCAGGGTGGCATCTTTCGGTTGCTTACCCGCAAGCGCGTTAGTCATGGTGGTCGCAAAATTCGGGTCGTTGCCCAGCGCCGCCGCTAACTCGTTCAGCGTATTCAGTGCGTCAGGCGACGAGTCTACAAGGGCGGCAATCGCGGCCATCACATAAGCCGTACTTGCGATCTGAGTATTATTAGTACCTTTTGGCGCAGTTGGCGTTGTTGGCGTTCCGGTCAGTGCAGGACTATTTAAGGGCGCTTTCTTGTTCGTTTCATCCATTACCGCCTTAACCGCTTTTGGTGTCGCAGCCAGCGTTTCAGACGGGCTGTTAGTGGCGCTACTGAGCTGAACCACACCTTTTTTCGTCGTACTCGCATCTTCCAGAGATACGGCATCAGCAATATCCTCTGCCCGTTTTGCCGCTGTTTCGGCACGCGTTGCCGCGGATTCAGCAGCAACTTTGCTCTGAGATGCAGCCGTCGCACTGCCTGCCGCCTCTGATGCTTTCGTTGTTGCTGTCGTGGCACTACCTTTCGCTGCTGACGCTTGTCTGGTCGCCTCATCTTTTGAAGCAGACGCAGATGATGCCGATGACGCCGCTGAACCAGCGGACGATGCGGCTGCCGCCTTAGAGGAAGCAGCATTGTCTGCTGAAGTCTTTGCATTTGTTTCAGAGGTTTTTGCTGCAGAAGCAGACCTCGCTGCTGCAGTGGCTTGCTCAGTGGCTTCGCCAGCCTTCGTTGTGGCTGTTGAAGCGGATGATGCGGCGCTTTCTGCCGATTTTCCGGCAGCGGTGGCACTGGCTGAGGCCTGCCCGGCACTTGTTGACGCAGCACTGGCAGACGACGCAGCCGCTGTTTTTGAACCTGCCGCAGCTGAGGCGCTCTGTCCCGCTGCTGTTTCAGAAGACTTAGCGTTCGTCTCGGACGTTTTTGCCGCCTTCGCGGAATTTCCTGCCGCTGTTGCCGAGGAAGCTGCGCTACTGGCGCTCGAGGATGCGTTCGTTTCTGATGATTTTGCCGCCTCTTTTGAAGCCGCCGCATCCCGGGCTGAGGTGGCAGCTTCTGACGCTTTCGTAGTCGCGGTGGATGCAGAAGTGGCTGCTGATTGTTGTGACGCTGCAGCATTCGTTTCTGACGTTTTCGCGGCACTGGCACTGGTAGCTGCCGCGCTTTTTGAGGACTCTGCAGCGGCAGCACTTTTTGATGCTTCAGTGGCCTTTGTTAATGCCGTTCCTGCGCTGGAAGTCGCTGACTGAGCCGACGACGCGGCCTGTCCGGCTGACGTGCTGGCTGCACGTGCTGAATCTGCAGCATCAGTCGCACGGGTTGCCGCCTCACTGGCAGATGTGCTGGCATCACTGGCTGACTTCTTTGCGGCTGCCGTGTTCTGTGCCACCACGGACGCGTTACGCGCCACCTCTTCCACCATCAGTTCAAAACGACGCAGTGCCTCCGGACGGGCATCATCCTCCGTCATGGCACCGAGAAAATCATTCAGCGTACCGGGTTGAGAATCTTCATACACGGTGATGGTCCCGGCATGTGACGGCGGGAATCCTTCCACCAACAGAATAACGCTGTACTGACCGTACTCAACGTCCATGCTGTAACGCCCGGCTTCATCCGGATTTTCTGAGGCCAGCGTGTTCACCACCACAGTGGTACTGTTACGTTTTGCTTTCAGCTGGATTGTGCAGTTCTGTACCGGTTTTCCTGTGCCGTCTTTCAGTACACCTGAAATCTTTACTGCCATATTCACCCCACAAAAAAGCCCGCCTGAACCGGCGGGCTGTCATAACACTGTGTTACCTGGCTAATCAGAATTTATAACCGACACCCACGATGAAACCGTCAGTGCGCCAGTCACCACTGCCGGAGCCTTCATAAGCAATATCAATGGCCACGGATTCGGTCGGGTTAAACTGCACGCCAGCCCCCCACGCCAGAGACGTGTTGCTGTGGCGACCGTCATCACTTCCGGTCAGCACATCGTGCGTTTTCCCCTTGTTGTCAGTTACGCGGAGATAATCCCCGGAAAAAGTCGACACACGGCTGTAAGCCACGCCTGCCATCGCATACGCGCTGAACCATTCATTCACGCGTACAGACGGCCCCGCCATCACGCTGAACCAGCGGTTACGAACGGAATCTTCATGCCAGCGGGTATCGCTGTAATGGGTCAGCTGGCGATTCTTGTCTCCTGCATAGCTGAAAGACGTCACCATCCCCAGTGTGTCCGTAAACTCATAACGGTATTTCACGTTAATCCCGTTCAGATCATCGCTGCCGGGAACGTTCGTCGAGACATGAAGATACCCCGCGCTCAGCGTGGACTGATGTTCAGACGCCCATGCAGGCGCACCGGATACGGCCAGACAAATGGCTGCGGACAAAATGGCGGCATAAAGTTTACGCATAATTACCTCTCGCTTTTCTGCAATAAAAAAGGCGTCATTTCTGACGCCCGTTCTGGGTTATAAAATTCAGCTGATACTGATACCTGCTGTGGATTTTTTCATCACCACAACCAGCAGATCGCTGATACTGGTTGTTGGTGTCCAGTTATTCGCTCCTGATGAAGATACGGTGAATGTCAGTGTCAGCGTCCCCTGTCCGGCAGGCATATCTATAACTGAGGAAAATACGCCCTGAGCATCCGTCGTGGACTGATTAAAAATCTCCTGACCATTGCGGGTCACTCTTAACCGGCAGGTTGAATACCAGTATGACTGTTGGTTATTACTGTTGAAATTCTCATGCTTACCACCGCGGAATAACACTGGCGGTATCATGACCTGCCGGTCAAATTTCTGATCATCACTGATTCTTACCGTGATGGTGCCACTGGCATAACTGTTCGTGCGGGGGAAAGACTTGCTGACCGTTTTGACAATATCGCCTTCAATCTGATTGGCTGACAGTTTCCCCTTAATCTGACAGTTCTCATTAATCGTGACGTTGTTGAGCGTCCCGGAGTTCGCATTCACGTTACCGCTGATATCGGCATTTTTCGCCGTCAGCCGCCCGTCCGGTGTCAGGGAAAATGCCGGAGGATTACCGCCGCTGGTAATGGTGGGGGCCGTCAGGCGCTTCAGGAACACGTCGTTCATGAATATCTGGTTGCCCTGCGCCACAAACATCGGCGTTTCATTCCCGTTTGCCGGGTCAATAAACGCGATACGGTTAGCGGCAACCAGGAACTGGCTCAGTTTGCCTTCCTCCGTATCCTCCATGCTGAGGCCAAGCCCCGCGACATAATGTTTGCCGTCTTTGGTCTGCTCAATTTTGACGCCCCACATGGCATTCCATTTATCGTTGGCGTCCTTCCACTCTTTCGAAAACTCCTCCAGTTTGCTGGCGTTATCTTCCGTCAGCTCAAAGTTTTCCAGCAGTTCCTTGCCGAGATGCGTTTTATTGATCAACCCTTTATAAAAATTCAGATAACCTTCCGCATCATCGCTCGCCCGACCAACGGCCTCCACAAATGCCGATTTACCAACGGTGTTCACGCTGCGGATATAAAAGTAATAATCATAACCCGGCTTAATATTGCTACTGGCGGCTATCCAGTACAGCGCCGTACCAAGATAACGCGCGCTGGTTTCAACCTGCCTGATATCGATAATCCGCTTTTCCGAGAACCAGAACTCAAACTGCACCGTCGGGTCATATACAGCCAGTTTCGGGACCGCTGTTATCTGAAAATACCCTGGTATCAGTTCAATAGTGACAGGCGCTGCCGGTGCCGCAATCCGGAACGATACCGATGCCGGATCGCCCTGCTGCCCCCACGCATTTACCGCCCGGACCGTCAGCGTGTAACGCCCCAGCGCCAGTTGCCTGAAGCGGTATGTGGTTTCCGTCGTCCGGGCCGTGCTGACCAGCCGCTCACTGCCGTCGTCCGCTGTTACGGTCAGACGGAGCAGGAAGCTCACGCCCTTCACCACCTTCGGTGTGTCCCATCGCGCCAGCACCTGATATTCCCCGCTGTCTGCAGTGACTTCTGCGGCCAGGTGCTGCACCGCTGGCGGCGTGACACCATTCACCGTGCCGCTCTGGTCGCCGTCAAAGTGCGCCCCGTTATCCACGATGGCCTCTTTTTCCGGTACATGCTGCACGGCGGTGATGGCATACGTGCCGTCATCGTTCTCACGGATACTCACGCAGCGGAACAGGCGCTGGCGCAGCGTCGGCAGCTTCAGCCCCCACACGCTGTATCCGGCAACGCCGTCAGGAACACGTCTCACTTTTACCTTCACGCCGTCGGTGACGGACTGGACCTCCACGCTGACCGGATTGCCACTTCCGTCAACCAGGCTTATCAGCGTGGTACCGGAGGATGGCAGCGTGATTTCACGGTCGAGCGTCAGCGTCCGGGTCTGGCTGTTCACCGCCAGCACGCGCCCGCCGATGCTGATACCCGCATAGTCATCATCGCAGATTTCAATGACATCCCCCGGTACATGGCGAAGCCCTTCCGCACCCACGCTGAAGTCCACGGTCTGCGTTTCCAGCAGTTCCGTTTTAATCAGCCACAGCCCGGCGCGGTGCGCCTGCCCCCGGCTGGTACAGCCAAAGGCATCCATCTTCGTGACGTTACGACCGTAACGGGCAATGGCCTGCGTATCTTCAACAAGCTCTGTCGCCGTCTCCCAGCCGTTGTTCGGGTCAATCCAGTTCACCTCAACGGCATTATGGCGGTCCTTCAGGGCGCTGAAGCTGTAGCGGAACGGCGCGCCATCATCCGGCATCACCACATTACTGCGGTTATAGGTCCACACCTTATCTGATGGTCGGTCCTGCACGAACGTCAGCGTCTGCCCGTTCCATACCGGCATACAGCGCATCGCCGAGCAGAAATCACTGAGCACATCCCACGCCTTGCGCTGTGTGGTCAGGTACGCATTACAGGTGATGCGCGGCTCCGTGCCGCCAAAGCCGTCCGGCACTGACTGGTCGCAGTACTGGCCGATGACATACAGCGCCCATTTGTCCACATCCGCCGCACCAAGACGTTTCCCCATGCCGTAGCGTGGATGGGGCAGCATATCCCACAGACACCAGGCCATGTTATTGCTGTATGCTGGCTTAAACGTTCCGTCCCAGATACCGCTGTATTGCCGAGTCTGCGGGTTATAGTTCGACGGCACCTGCAGAATACGCCCGCGCAGATGATAATTACGGCTCACCTGCTGGCTGCCGAACTGCTCCGAATCCACCTGTACGCCGACCAGTGCCGTGTTCGGGTAGCACTGTTTCACATCGATGATTTCGGTGTATGACGACCAGAGCGTTTTGTTCTGCAGCTGGTCTGTGGTGCTGTCCGGCGTCATCCTGCGCATCCGGATATTGAACGGGCGCGGCGGCAGGTTACCCACCACCACCGAGGCCAGATACTGCGAGGTGGTTTTGCCTTTAATGGTGATGTCTTTTTCCGTCACCCAGCCACCATTACGCTGTATCTGAACCAGCAGGCGGACTTCCGACGGATTCCGGTCCCCCTTTGAGGTGGTTTCCACCAGTGCCTGCACACCGAAGGTAAAGCGCAGACGGTCGATGTTTGCCGACGTGATGGTCCGGGTAATCGGCGTGTCGTACTTCACTTCCGTACCCAGCACCGTCTCGGAGCCGGAGGATTCAAATCCCTCCGGCGGTGTCTGCTCCTGCTCACCGGCCCGGAACACCACCGTGACGCCGGATATATTGGTATTCCCCTCACTGTCCAGCACCGGCGTACTGTTCAGCAGCACGCTTTTTAATCCATCCACCGGACCTTCAACCGGCCCTTCGCTGATGGCATCGATCACACTCAGCAACTGCGTGGACTTCAGGTTGTCCTTCGCTTCGCGCGGGGTATGCCCCTTACTGCTGCCTTTACCCATTCCTCACGCTCCATAAATGACAAAACCGCCCGCAGGCGGTTTCACATAAAACATTTTGCATCAGCGACCAATCACCACAACC